CGCTTTGCGTCGATCTTCCTTTTGATTTTGTCTTGGCCCCGAGCCATGCCTGCGCTGTATATGCCAAGCAGGCCGAGGACGAATGCGCTGGCGATAAGCGCGTATAGCTGTATCTTTGCCATGTTTTAATGCCATCCATCTGCCCACGAGCGGACGCGCTCGCGTAATATATATAGTCCAAGCAACAGGGTAACTGCCGTTGTCCCGAGTATGATGTACTGAGCGATCTCGTTCATGCCTGACATAACACTGACGAGCGAGCCAGCGGAGGCAGCCATCGTTGCGGCGGATGCTTTGACCGTTTTGGATTGCGTAGCTTTGGTGCGCTCGGGCTTGGCCTCGTGAGCCTCGATGACCTTGCGGCCCGAGAGCCAGCGCTGGACACGGAACCCTGGACAGGCTTTCGAGGATACTCGATTGTGACCGATGATGTTGGCCTCGGGAATATTATATTGCGACTGTAGGTTTCTCACGAGAGAGTGAAGCGCATCGAGCTGGACGGGGGTGTAGTGCTCGCTCGCTCGATCTTCTGCGTCCGAGCCGAAGCCGCCCGCGACACACACCCCAATACTATGCGAGTTGTTACCTTTAGCGTGAGCCCCTGCGATCTCGATGGGCCTGCCGTCAGCTATCTCGCCTGTGCGAGTGATGTAATAATGATAGCCGATCTGGTCGAAGCCTCGATCTTTATGCCAGCGGTCGATCTCCGCGACTTGGGCCTTGCCTGTCTGTCCTTCATACCAATCGGGGCGAGTGGCGGAGCAGTGGATGATTAGCTGATTGATCTTCCTCATGTCGCGTTACGATGCCGCAGCATCTCCTCCAAATGTTTGATGGTGGTCTGCGCTTCTCCGAGGTCAGCGCGTAGCTCGGCGATCTCCCTCAGTAGAAGCTCTTTGTCGTCGTTCATTGTGTCCACGCGAGAGGCAAGGCGCTCGACCTGCTGAACGAGAGTGTCAGTATATGCGGATTGGGTGAGCGACTTTTGTTTCTCGCGCAAGGATATGAAACTCCAAAAGCCAGCGCTGCCGATGAGCGCTATGATGAACGATAAGATTTCTGGATGTTCCATGCGGGCTCCCAATCGAGAATACACTAACGCGAGTTTGCGGCATCATCGTCCCATTCGTGCAGCGAAGCCCCAGCGTAGCTGCACCGCTTAATCAAACCCCTCACGCAACCCATCGAGTATCTCGTTCAGAGTAGGTCGCTTGTCCTTCTTTTGATATACGCACTGGTACACCCGAGGGCACTCCGAGAAGCTAAGTGTAGGATAGTGTAGCCCGACACCGCCGAAGCCCTTTGAGTAGCGGTAGACGCACACGCGCTGCCCGTCACGATCCTTGTACCGCTTCCACAGGTGGCACTCGACGTGAGAGGGATTGAGTAAACCCGCAAGTACAATGGTGGCGAGCAAGCTCATAGTGCTAACGTGACGAGGTACACGCCCCCGCCTAGTGTGCCCACAATTAAAGTGCCGAGCCCGATGATGACTAAGTTCTGCTGCATCTCCCTCTTCGCCTCCATCGCCCGATACACAGTTCGCTCGCGCTCATCTCTAATTTGTTTGCGGAGATCGGTCATCTCCTTATACGTGTTTGGCCCGTAGCGATAATTCAATAAAAATTTTATCTCCTTCTCACGTTCGAGCAGTGCTTTCTTGTGCGTAATTATTTGCAGTGCTTCTCGCTCTATACTGTCCGAGCCTTGCGCCATCTTCTCGTGCAGCTTGGGGTTAGCCCGCTGCGACTGAGCTTTGGTTACATCCGCGCAAGCCTCATACCAGCCCGAGAGAGTTGTCGTGACATCGTGAAGCTCACGGCCAGCGCCGATCAATTTTTTTGTGAGCGTAAAGGCCGCCGAGGCAGCCGTAAAAGCGCTGATGGGGTCTATCATGGGTCATCCTTTAAGATGCCCTCTCTCACGTAGAAGGGCTGAGTATAACTCCTTCATATGTTTTAGCCGAATAACGCATAGGCTGTCGTCCAACGCCTCGCGGTTGCGGCGAGTGATGACCACTGGAAATTCTGTCGAGCGTGTGTCTCTGATGTTGCGCTCCGCTTGCGCGAGTGCGTCTCGTACGTTGAGCCGCTCGGTTCGCTTGGCTTCGACAAATATTTCTGGGGTGCCGAGGAGGTCAGCACCGCCTGCGTGTAGTCCGACCTTGCCTCCGCCCGAGAGGGGTGCGCGTTGCACCCGCTCCTCGCCGAAGACGTGATCGTTGAACCAGTGCGCGAGATCGACTTCGTATTTGTCACCTTTGTTTTTTTGTGGATTAGCCATAACTTTGCTCCCATGTAAAAAAGTTGCTGATGTCGAACGGTGGCTTGGGCAGTGACGGCTCTTGGTAGTCGTCCTCCTCTTCCCCGAAACTCATGCGAGACGAGAGCGCCTCCTTCTCGTGGCACGATGTGCAACGATACTGATTGATAGGCCGTTGCTTTTGATCTCCGCAAAGGGTGCATGGTCTATCCCACATTGTCTCTGGCGTTTTGAATTGGTACTTAGCCCCTGCGAAATACTGCAAGCCCTCGCGCATGAGGATGCGCTTGAGTGTGTCCACGCAGCAGCCTAGCTTATCTGCCATTGTCTGATGATCTAAGTCGCCGTGACGCTTATGCAGCCACTTGCGTTGCCTCTTCGTAAGCTCTCTTTGATTAGCCATGCTCACCTCTTTGTGGCCCCAGTACCACACGGCAAACTAATACACAACTAAAGTTCTTAAATGTTACATCTTCCTATTGACTTTCTCGACAAACTTGTTACCCTCGGGAGAGCGAAGACGGCGCAGACAAATGAGTTCCCAACAGAGTTGGAACTCATGCAGGCGAGGATAGTAGGCGTGATGCCGAGGGTAACAACTTCCAAACCAGAAAAGAATTGCTTATTATTTTGGGGTTGTTATAAAGTTGTTGCGGGGTTCAGCCTTGGGCGCGGTTGGGTCAACTTCCTGTTTAATCGCTGACCCTCGCATGATCTCTCGGGTTAGGTTACGCACTGCGATGAGAGATCACCCCCATCACTGAGCATTCGCAATAGCACTCGCGTGAGACATCGCCCTAATCGGTTGCGTCCACTCGCGCACCACCGAGATTTGTTTGTGCAGGCGTGACGCTATCTCTGCGTCCGACAGGGCTGGGCGAGTGATGCCCTTCGCATCTTCCCACTCTCGAGCAAACGTCTGCGCCCGTTGCTGCGGCGTACGCTGGGCCATGACCCGCACAGTGTCGTCATCTCGGTTGCTGACGAAGCCCACATGATAGAAGGGCTCGTGCGTGTCTGACCACTCGCGTACCTTGCCGAAGCGCACGTCCATCAGAACGTCGAGGCTCTCATCAGTATCAATGTGCTGGGGAGATGACATCGTGGCGAAGGGCGTACTCGGCAGGTCGCCATCGTATAGGCCAGCTTTGATGTCAGCGCTGTCCTTGTCCGCAAATATTTGCGTGATCTTTATCTGGGTTTCGAGAACGGTAAGCTGGTTGCTCGAGCCAGCCTCACGGCCCGACACGCTGCCATCGGAAGGCTTGTTGCTGTGGTGTACGAGGATGACCGTCAGGCCAGCGTTACGCAACTTGAGCATTAGCCTGTTGATGTTCGACCATTCCTCTGCCGAGTTCTCCATCAAGCCCGACCAAGCCGAGCGCACGGTGTCTAGCACAACAATGTCAGGCTTGTTCGCCTTTACCCACTGATAGAATAACTTGAGACCGCTCTCGGTGCGAAGGTTCATATCCTCTTGGTCGTGGAACGGAGCCCAGATCATAAACTTGTCACCCGCATCGCCGAAGCTGCGCTGGCTTCTGGATAAAAACTTTGCCACGTTCGACTTCGAATTTTCGAAATCAAGGTAGAGAACCTTGGGAGTTTTTATTATATTGAACGGCCCGAAGCGAGATTGTTTAGCCGCCGCCGCGTACAGCATGTGACGCAAGAACATTGACTTTCCGTGACCGCTGAACCCATGCACCTGTATGATCGTGCCGCTCGTAGGAATGATGGGGTCAATGTAGTATTCGACACTGCCGATCTGCGCCTCAAGCTCGGGGATATCCTTGGTCGTAATCGGGGTAAACTTGCGCGGCTCGTCAGCTTCCTCGGGCTCCTCTTCCTTCAAACGATCAGGATGGTTCTTTGCCTCCATGTCTTCGACACGGTTACACATCTGAGCAACCTTTGCTGTCTCGAGATACTCGACAAAAAACTCAGCCATAAACTTGTATGCCTCGTCCACCAGATCGCCGCCTCGATAGCCCTCGGCTGCGCGTTCGGCGATAGCCTTCCATAGCCTATCGTCTCGGGCGTTGCCGCCACCACTGGGCAGCTTGCCAACTTGCTCGACGAGTTCAGCCGTCGAGGCCCAGACCGAGACGTGCCGCTTTACGTTGGTCAGGCTCATGCCCTCGAACTTCATCTCGTTGAACGAGATCACGTTGTCGCCGCTGGGAGTGTCGAAGGTGGGCATAGGGTAGATAGGCATGTCATCGAAGTCGCAGCCGTCCATAATCGCCCATGACTTCCCTGGGGATGGTGGCGCTAGGACGTAGCCCTTCGAGCCTCGCAGATCAAATCCAGCGACAGCAGGCCACTCGTGAGATCGCGTGACGTTTTTCCCCACGCGGTTCTTGATCCACCCTGCGTCCTTGGGGAACTTGAAATAGTAGTGAAACCCATTCTTAGTGCGCGCCACGATAGGTGTGCGGGTCAACCCCGCCGCCTTGGCTGCATCAACCGAGGGGAGATTACCCTCATCGTCTGTGTCGCAGTCAACCACCACCAGCCCACTCAACGGGCCAGTGATGATCGCCACCTGTGCATCGGGCCACTCAGCCCACCAGCCCTCGATCTCGTCCACCGTGGGCATGGTCATGCTATCAACGTAATGGCCCCAAGTAATAAGGGGTGACTTACTCTGCGGGTTGATGGGAAGCGGTGCCCACCCCTTGTCCAGATATTCGAGTGCTGCGTCGAGTGCTGTCATTTTTTTCGTCTCCGATGAAATATTGATTGAAGTCTAGCGCAGGCCAAACCTCTTTGATTTGTGACAAGTAAAGAGACGACACACTTGATCTCCGCATCCAGCCATACGGTACGCAACGATTAGCCCCGATGCCTTTTGCGATGTTGGATGCGCCGCCGAGATCAGCGACCATCTTGTTTATGTCGAACTTCATTTTTTATTTTTCCTCTTGCTTGTGCTGATTGTGTAGCGTATAGACAACTTTACCACAACCCCCGTTGTGTAAGCAGACCGTCAACTATCAGGAGTTCAGATGGAAAGAGACATTATATTTGGCGACCAGTTATTAACACTCGCTCCCGAACACCCCCAAGCCGACCGCCTTCTCGAAGCGGCGATGGCGTACGTCAAATGCCTTGAAACGCAAGAAGAAACTAAGATGCGTATGGACTATCTTAAAGCCCAACTCTTAGCTGATCTGCCAGAAGAGGTCGGCGAATACCCCATACATTTAGATGGCGGCGGTAGCGTCACGGTCAAGCTGGGCGAGAAGTACGAGTGGGACAAAAAAGTTTTGTCAGACCTATTACTAAATGACACCCTGCCAGAGTGCGTAACAGCAGGATATACCGTCTCGAAGGCCAAGTTCGACAGGGCTGACGAGCACACCAGACAGCAACTTTCACAAGCCCTGACGATTAAACTTGGGCTCCCAACGATCAAGGTTACTAAATGAAAATCACCCCACTAAAAACAAACGATGGCTCGGTCTCGGGCGCGTCGAAGACGCTGCTCTATGGGCATCACGGCGCAGGTAAGACTGCGATGATCGGTCAGTATCACAAGGCATTTGGTAAAGGTCTCGTGCTCTCGGGAGAGAGTGGACTGTCGAGCATCAGCAATATGGAGATCGACTATCTCCCGTTTAGTTCGTTCGACCGACCAACGAAAGATGGTGAGTATTCGTTTAAAGACTTGTGTAGCTACGTCATGTCGCCAGAGTTTGCGAAGCAGGAATATAAGTGGATCGCAATCGATAGCGCCACCGAATTAAGCCAGCGTTGCTTCGCTGATGTCGAAGTCGAGTTCGCCAATAACGCGAACGGCTTTGAGAAGTGGGGCGTGTACGAGCGCAAGATTACCGCTGCTCTCAAATGGGTGCGTGACTTGGATATGCACGTACTGATCACTGCTCTCGCGAGTGAGGAGCAGGACGACAACGGCGTCACTAATTACTGGCCCATGCTCGTGCAGAAGAAGGTGCAGAAGCTCATCCCAGCCCTGTACGATCACGTATTCTGCCTCGTTCGTAAGACCAGCGAGACGAAAGGCAAGCTGGATGTGAAGCGTTACCTCGTCACAGACCAGATCAACGGATGGCACGGCAAGACCCGTGACCCGCACCGCCGCCTAGCCGCATTCGAAGAGTGCGATGATGTCACCGAACTATTGCGCCGAATTTACATGACCGAAGCACAATTCAAGAAACACACTCAGGGAGTATCGAAGTAATGTCATTCAGTGAAATGGGATTTGAAGGCGCAGATTTATCGGGCGTCGAAGTACGAGGCGGTCAATCCATCTTGGGTGCTGGTCGTCACGTTGTTACTATCAATAGCGCAGAGGTCGAGAAGGATGAGAAGAAAAAAACCATCCAGCTTGTGCTCGGTTACGGGAATGACGATGGCGTAATTCGTCAGTGGATTTATAAATATCACGACACCAGTGAGGCCGCGACGCGCATTGGTCTCGAGCAGATCGTTAGCTTGCTCACATGCCTTGGGCATGACGCAAAGAAGACGCCGCACCCCTCGTTCTTCTTGGGTAAAAAGGTGGGCATCGTCGCAAAGGACGAAGTTTATAACGGCAAGACATCAACCAAAGTGAAGTATCATTTCACTGTACCCGAGGACACCGAGAGCGAAAAAGCGGGTGAACTCGGAGACGATGAAATCCCCTTCTAAGGAGACGACCATGCACCCTGTATCGCCAATAGCAAAAAAAGTAATCGAGCAAATAGATGCAGGGTACGCCGCAGAAGATCGGGGCGAAGCCCGTGCCTACATAGGCGCGAGTATGGCAGGGACAGACTGCATCGCGCAGATGGCCCTGTCCCTTCGGGGCTTCCCTGACAAGGAGCCTGACCCGCAACTAAAGCGCATATTCTTTGCGGGGCACCGCATCGAAGATTGGGTGGTCAAAGACCTGATCAAGAAAGCTGACGTGCGCGTGTGGGAGAAGGATGACTTCACGGGCCGACAGCATAGGCGCGAGTGGCTGAATGGTCATATCGTGTGTCATGCTGACGGGCTGAT